CTAGACCTCCTGAGGGAATGCGAAACGTGCCACGATACGCCGCCGCCATGGCGCACTCAGGGGGCTTTCAACCACCGCGTGACCCGAATAGGCGTGAATGAACGTGGCCTGCGCGCCGATCTCGGCGGCCAGTCCCAGATGCTTGGCCACGCCGCCGTCCCTCATGCGAAACAACAAGACTTCGCCCGGCGCATCAGGTCCAGAGGGGCACGGCACAAGGTATCTGCGCGCCGCACGCCACAACGCCTCGTCGCGGCCAGGCTCTGACCAGTCCATGCTGTAAGCGGGCACGACCCCCGGCTCTGTCCCGTAAAGCGCGCGCCACACGCCGCGCAGCAACCCAAGACAGTCGGTGCCGCCTCCCCGGCAACTGGCCTGATGCCGATAGGGCGTGCCAAGCCACAGACGCGCCTCTGCCACAGCGCGTGCACCCATGTCCGCCCCGCTCATCCGCGACGGCTCCCACCATCAAGCCGGGCCACCCTCGAAGGGTCGGTGATCGACCAATCGTCACCGGGAATATCGGGGAAGCCCTGAAAATTCAGCAGGTTGTTGAACTTGAGCTGACAGGTGCCCATCCGTTTGTCGCACCCAGCCTCCAGCCGCACCAGATCACCCGTGCCGATCACAGCGCGCAGCGGGTGCCACAGCTCGATAGAGCGCCCCGTGGTGTCCGTCACATCGCGCTTGATCATGCCCGACAACCCCGTCGCAGGCCCGCTCAGAACCCGCAACATGCCATGCCGGAACCAGTCCGGCGCAAAGCCGTCAAGCGCGGCAAAGCGGAACACGCGCCGCGCCTCGACCGTCTCGACCGGACGTTCGCTGGCATAACCCGGCAGCCCCATGTCAAACCCGCAGTCGCGATCGCCCAAAACCGCGCTGCATGGCTTTTGAAACACTCGCCCCAGCGGCAGGTTCAACCGTTCGGTCAAGCCGCGCAATTCGGCCTCGAACGCGCCGCCCGCGCGCTTTATCTCGCCGATGGTGCCGCGAAACTGCAACTGGCGTTCATCCACGTTCTGCCAATTGACCAGCCAGGCCAGCACCTCCGCCCCGTCATAGCGCCCAGCCTCGATATCGGCCTCGGTGATCGCATCGTCGCGCAGCGCGCCCAGCGCCTCGGTATTGTCCACCGACAGGCCCGTTGTCTGCTGCAATGCCCGCGCGCTTAGCCCGGTGTCGGCGCGAAACGCGTGGCCATCAAAGGCCAGCGGGCCATCGTGGTCGGTAAAGCCCAGCCGAAGCCCGTCCTCGCGTACAAGCGCCCAACAGCGGCAGGTCGTGGTAAGCCCAGTGGCCAGATGGGCCTTCAGCCCCGCGTGAAACCCGCTCATACCCGCACCTCCACCACCGGCACGTTGGGTACTTCACCGGCCTGGAAACTGGCAAGGCTGGTATGGATACGGTCGATATCGAACCGCACCGGTACGTCGAATTCGAACCCTGCGGTGATGCGAACGCCCGCGTTTACAGGATGCACGAAATGCAAAATGCCTGTCGCGGTATCGACCTCGTAATGCACACCCTCTTGCACCTCTTCGTCGCCCAGCCCGACCCGGACGCTGCCCGCGACGGGCTTGGTGACAGGCCGGGCATAGGTGATCTCGCCGGACCGGTAGGTCTTGATCAGCGGCACCTGCGCCGTAACGTCATCGCCCGCACCCAGAATCTGGTCGGTGAACTGCGGTTCAGCCTTCGCGCGCCCCGATTTGTAATCGGTCCAGTCCTTCCAGCGAAAACCGTACATTTGACCCTGCCGCGCCTCGAAGAAGGCAATCAGCGTCTCGATATCGTCAAGGCTACGCATCGCCACGCCCGCGTCATAGCGCCGGCGCGAATGTTTCCAGGGCGTGTTGCGCTCCTCGAACCCGTTGGCAAGCGTGACCACATCCGTCAACCGCTCCGGCCCGCCGACAGAGCCAAAACTCAGGCTGGCGGGAAATCTTACCTCGTGAAACTGCATGACTCTCTCCCTGCCTTAACGGTTGCGGTTGCCGCGCCCGATCGCGCGGCCAAGCTGCGCCGCGATCTGCGCCTGACTGCGCCGGAACCCCTCCACATCTGGGGTGCTGACATTCATCACCACGCGCACATCGCCACCTGATTGCGCCCGCACCCCCAGCTTGCCATCCGCGCCACGCGCCAACGGCATGATCGCCTCCGGCCCAGCCTCTCCCATCAGCCCGGTGCCGCCGCGCATCGGAAACATCGTCGGCCCGTTGACAACGCCACCGCTGGCAAAGGGCTGCACCCGGCCAGAGGCAAAGCTGCCCCCCTTCTCAAAGGCGAAAAGCCCCCCCATAAGGCTGCCGATCCCCTGGCTCAGCAAACCGCCCACATGGTCGGTCACGGGCCGCACAGCGGAATTGAACGCCGAGCTGATCATCGAGTTCGCCATGTTGCGCAGCGCCTCTGATAGGCTGTCGCCCTCGATCACCGCCCCGCGTATGGCCTTGTTGAGCCCCCGGCTGATCCCCCGGTCAAGGGCGGCCACGTCATGCCCGGTCCCCTGAAAGGTCGCCCGCACGCGCGCCATCTCTGCGTTGAAGACCGCCGCCATCTCGGTCGCAGCGCCAAGGTTTTCGTCAAGCGCCGCCACCTCGCCGTCCAGATCGCCCATCTGTCCCGTCTCACTCATAGCTCGTCTCTCCATTGTCATCGGGATAATCCGCCAACAGTGCCTCCAGCCGGGATCGTCTCAGCGGTGCGACCCCCGCAGGCTTGCCCAGCAACAGGTCAAGCTCGGCAGGCGTCAGCGCCCAGAACTCCGCCGGACGCAGCCCAAGCCCCCGAATGCCCGCCCGCATCAGCGCAGGCCAGTCGATGCCCGCAGGTGCCCCGCTCATGATCCCTCTGCCAAGGTAAAGGCCCGCGCCAGCAATGCCGCCGCCGCGCGCGCCGCGCCCAATGGCCCGCCCTCGATCTCGGCCTGCAACAGATCGGCCGCCGTGCCCTGCCAGCCGCCCCCGCGCAACCCGGCCACGATCAGCGCCAGCACATCACGGCTGGAAAACGCGCCGCCCTCGAACCGCTCGACCAGCGCCACCAACGTGTCGTCGCCAAGCGTGGCCTCCAGTTCGGCCAGGGCACCCAGCGTCAGCTTGAGCACCCGCCGCTCTCCATCCACGCGCAGCGCCACCTCTCCTGCCAGGGGGTTCGCCATCGGCTCAGACCGCCATGAAGTTAAGCTGCCCGGCGGAATTGAGCGAAAGCTCATACGTCGCCTCGCCCTCGTGATTGCCCGCATACTCGATGGACCCCACCTGAAACGGACCTTCGATAACGCCGAAATCCGGGATAACCACCTGAAAATCCGGCATCTCGCCGTCAAAGAATATCTGCCGCACGCGCTCGTCGCTGGCGGCGTCGCGAAAGATGCCCGATCCGCTGATCGCGGCGCTTTTCACACCGGCACCGGCCAGCAGTTCCCGCCAGCCGCCCGCCGATTCAAGGCTGGTCACATCCACGCTTTCGGCATTGAAGCTGACACGCGTCGCGCGCAGCCCCGCCACCGTCTGAAAATTGCCGTCGCCGGTCAGGTCGATCTTGACCAACAGGTCCTTGCCGTTTTGCACTGCCATGGGGTCTATCTCCAAAGGTTATGGGTTCGGGGTGTCATCCACCCGCGCACGAAAGGTCAGGTCGATCCGGCGCAGCTCGCCGGTGCCTTCCCGCCGGGCGCGGGCGCGAAAGAAATGCAGCGCGGGGCATGTCCCCCGGCTCAGAACAAGCGGCGCATCCACCAGCGCATCGCTGATCGCCGCAGCCACCTGCTTTGCGGTCTGAAAGCCCGCCGCGTTGCTGATCACGCTCACGGTGAACCGATGCCACGCGCCACCGCCCGTCCCGTCGGACCGCGCGCGCGCCTCCTCGGGGCCAAGCGTGACGTAAAGATCGGGCAAGCTACCCGGTGGCACGGCGTCATAGATCGCCCCCGACACCAGCGCGCCCAGCGCCACATCACCCGTCAACCGTTGATAAACCGCCTCCTGAAGGGCGGCCGCCACGCCGTAGCTCATCGCGCGACCTCCTCTTGGCAAAAGCAGGTCAGATAGCGCGCCTGCACGTCACGCTCGGCCACCGCCTCGATCCGGAAAACCCTGGACCCGTCGCGAAACCGTTGTCCCGGAACGGGCCGCGAAGGCGCGCCAGACGGTGCCGCGCGAACCGTCACCCGATAGCCAGTCCGCGACAGGCTTGTGTCCTCTCCAGATGCGGCGCGCCCGGTGCGCGCGTCGATATCCGCCCAAAGCGTGCCGAGGCTGACCCAGCTTTGGGCATAGCCGCCCGCACCATCGGCGACCCGCTCGGGGGTTTCCAGCACCAGCCGCCGGGTCAGATGCACCCGCGCGCTCATGCCCGCCCCCCCGCGAAAAGACGCACGGTGCGATAGCGTTCGATCAGGCCGGTCACCCCCAGCGGCAAGCCGGTCTCACCGCGCCGTGTTTCATGCCGGTATTCGTAGTAATGTGCCGCCAGCAGAATCACCGCCTGGCCAAGGTCGGCAGGCAATCCGTTCCAGTCCGGCGCGTAACCTGCGACAAAGCAAATGTCCGCCACACCACCCGGCGGGATCGACGGCAGGCATGATCCCGTCGACCACATCACCGGGCGCTGCGCATCCTGTTCCAACCGGTAATAGGCCGCGTCGATCAGTTCCTCTTCATCCGCGCGGTCACGCAGCTTGAACCCGGTTATACCCTGCACCGGGGCCACCGGAAGGGCCTGCCCTGCCGGATCGCGCCAGCGCGTAACCGTCCAGGAAAAGACCCGTTCCACAAGGATTTTGCCCGTGCGCGCCTCGATCGCCGCGATGGCCGCGCGCAAAAAGGATTCGAGCACCATGTCTTGCACGTCCCCGTCCGAAAACCCGGTGCCCAGCCGCAGATGCGCCTTGAACTCGTTCACCGGAAGCGCGGCCTGGGGCACAGCGGTTTCTTCAATCAACATCATGGATTCACTCCAGAAATCCCCGGCCCCTCCGGAAAGTGCGAACACGCGCCGCCCGCCGTGACCCGCTCGGAGGGGTGCAACAGGGATCAGCCATGGGACGGCGCGTGCGCCATGGGCCGGGTCAGACCCCGCCCAAAGGCTCCGGCGGTCAGCCTGCCGCGAATTTCAACAGCTTGATCGCCGCGAAATCGCTCACATCCCCGCCCACGCGCTTGGTTGCGTAGAACAGCACATGTGGTTTGGCCGAAAACGGATCGCGCAGCACCCGCAGGTCCGGGCGCTCGGCCACGGTGTAGCCCGCACTGAAATCGCCAAAGGCAATGGCCGGTGCCCAGGTGTCGATATCCGGCATGTCCTCGGCGATCAGAACCGGATAGCCCAGCAACCGCGCAGGCTCTGCCGCGGCCAGACCGTCCGACCACAGGAAACGCCCGTCATTGTCCTTGAGCTTGCGCACCGCACCTGCGGTCTTGGAATTCATCACGAATGTGCCGTTCGCGCGATATTGCGCACCAAGGGCGTAAACCAGGTCAATGATCGCCTCGGCCCCGGCAAAGGCACCGTCGGCACCCGAAACGACATGCCCAAGCTCTCCCCAGGTTTCAGACCCGGCAGCGGCGCTCGTGTAGGTCAGAAAGCCCTTGGGCTTGTCCACACCGTCCCCCGACACGAACGCCGCCGCCTCGGCACGCGCAAACTTGTCGGCGATCCGCCCTGCAAGCCAGCCCTCGATGTCGAACGCGCTGTCATCCAGCAGCCGCTGGCTTGCCTTGGGCAGCGCGCTCAGCTCGTGCAGCGGGATGGTGATGCGGTCGATCGCCGGCGTGCCGGTCTCGGCGGTGCTGCCCGTTTCGGTGGCCCAGCCATGGCCGATATCGGTATGGTCGATCAGCACATCAAAGGATGTCGCCTCCACCTGCACCACGTTTGCCACTGCCCGGATCGACGCGGTCGAGGCCAGAACGCTCTGGACATTCTGCGCGGTCACAGGGTCCACCAGGTAACCGCCATCCGCGGCAACGGCACTGCTCATCGCCTTGCCTTCCAGCTCCAGCCCGCGCAACGCGTCATCATCGCCCGAACGCAGATAGGCATCGAACGCCTTTTGATGCGGGGCCCCGGCCTCTGCATTGCTGGCCAGTTGGGGGCGCATAAGGCCCATGGTCTTGCGTTCCATCATCGTCATTTTCTCGTCCTGTTGTTGCAGTCGCTGTTGAATGTCACTCATGAAACCCGCCACGGCTTGCTTCACCTCGGCGACCGGAGACAGCTCTTCCCCGGTCCGAGACTGGCTCTCGGTCTTGCGCATCGCTTGATCCTGTTTTGGCATCCCGGCGCGGGCGTTACCGCCCCGCCATTTCCCGGCGGGCGTCCTCAAAGGCCGCCGCCAACTCGCGCAGATCGTCACCGCAAAGGCTTTCGCCCTTGGCCCCGACCCGCGCACTGGGCAGCATCGGGAAGGTCACCAGCGACACCTCCCACAGCTCCAGTTCCTGCAAGAGCCTCCGGCCCTTGTCATTCTTCGCCGCGCGCAGCGTGCGGTATCCGATGGACAGCCCGTCAATCGCCCCCGCCGCGATCAGCGCCGCCGCCTCGCGCGCCTTGGCCACGCTTTCCAGCAACCGGCCTTTCACATAAAGCCCGCGCCCGTCCTCGCGCACCTCGTCCCAGACGCCGATAGGCTGCGCCGGATCATGCTGCCAAAGCATCTTGACCTGCCGCCGATCCGTGGCCAGCCGTGTCAGGCACGCCTTGTAAGCCCCCGGCGCCACCACGTCGCCGCCCCGGTCTTCCGATCCGAAAAGGCTCGCATAGCCCTCGATCACCACGCCGTCGCTGACAGTGATCCCCTCATCCAGACGACAGAATTTCCGCTCAAGCCCTGCATCCGTATTCATTCTCATCTCCTGCTCATCCAGCCAGAATTCCGCCCTGCATGGCGAAACTCATGAACCCGCCCAAAATCGCCGCGATAATCAGCCAGACCAGCCGCGAGATATGCCCGTCGATCTTTTCCAGCCGCCCGTCGATCTGGTTGAAGCGCACTTCCATGAACTTCTGTTTCTCCTCGCTGACCGCCCGCTCGGTCTCCATCGCCGCAATCGAAAGCTCCAGCGAGGTCAGCCGCTTTTCCACATGCCGGAACATCGCCTGCGTGCCCTCGAATGACGCATAGATCCCGTCCAGATCATGCATGTCCTCCATCGCCCGGCTCATCCCTCCTCGGGCAGCGCGGGCAGGCCCAAAAGCGCGCGCTTCTCCGCCGATGTCAGGAACTCCGCGCCGTTCACCCTTGCCCATTGCGCATCCCGCTCCGCCGACAGCGCGGGCACCTGGTCCAGATCGGGCCGCAACTCCAGCGCCGCGCCGGTGAACCCGGCCAGCCAATCCGCCACGCTTGCCGCGACCCGCGCCGCCAACGGCAACACCGTCAGCCGGTAAAAGGCGCGGTTGGCCTCCTGGTAGTTCGAATAGGTGGCGTCGCCCTGGATCCCCAGCAGCATCGGCGGCACCCCAAAGGCCAGCGCGATCTCGCGCGCCGCACTCTCCTTGGTCTTCTGGAATTCCATGTCAGACGGGCTGAATCCCATCGGCTTCCAGTCAAGTCCACCTTCCAGCAGCATCGGCCGCCCGGCATTGCGCGCGCCCTGATGATGGCTCTCCATCTCCATCACCAGACGGTCATACTGATCCGTGCTCAGCGTGCCCTGCCCCTCGGCCCCCTTGAACACGATCGCGCCCGATGGCCGCGCCGCATTGTCCAACAGCGCCTTGGACCAGCGGCTGGCGGAATTATGCACGTCCACCGCCTGCGCCGCCGCCTGCAAGGGCGAAAACCCGTAATGATCGTCCTGCGGATGAAACGACTTGATATGACATACAGGCTTTGGCCCCTCGCGCATGTCGAACCGGTGCTTGGCCCCGCCCACCACGTATTCATAGGCCACCGGCCAGCCATCCGCCCCCGGCACCACGCTCATCCGGTCAGAGCGCAGCACGTGCAACTCCAGCGGGATCTGCCCTTCTGTGCCGCCTACCGCCTCGACATAAGCATTGCCGGTCAGCAAAAGCTGCCCATAAATCGCCTCGAACAACTCCGCCCGGCCCTGTGCGGGATTCGGGCAACGCACCAGATCCAGCACCGGATGCACCGCGTAACGCTCGGTAGCATCCTGCAAGACCAGCGGCAGGCTGGCCGCCGCCTCGGCCACCATCTTCACACAACGAAATCCCACCGGATTCCCGGCAAAGCCCGACCGTGTCAGGCTCACACAATCGCGTGGCGTCCAGGCGACACGACCCGCGCCAGGCCAAGCGGCAACCCGGCCCACGGCGCTTGCCTTCTGCTCGGGGGCCTCGGGCGCTGCCCCGCCTTGCCGGAAGAAATCCAGAATCATCCTTGCGCTCTCCTTGGTCTCTTGCCTCGGCACCGGGCTGTCACGGCCCGCTGACAAGAGGCATCATTCCCCCAAAGATTTACGAAATCCTAACCACGCAGCGCGGTGCCCCATACCGGCGCGCGCCCATGAAAAAGGCGGGTCCGGCCAATGCCGCCCCGCCCTCTGCCTTGCGCGTATGTCACGCCTCAGATCGAGCGCACCTGCGGGCTGCGCCACCGCGCGGCGGGCACGATCATCAGCTCGTTGAGCGCCCAGACCAGCGCATCCACCCGGTCCGGGCTGCCCTTGCCCTCGAACCCGCGTGCGGTCATCGCGCACATCTGCTCTTCCAACTCTGCCAGATCGCGCAGGTGATGCACGCGCTCCTGTTCATAAAGCGCCGCCACCGGCTCGGCCCTTGCCACCTTGCCCCGGCTGGCATGGACCGTCTTGACCGGCACCAGCGGATCGACCTGCCGGATCACCTGCTCGACCATCTCTCCCCCTTGGTTGACCTCCGCCACCAGCCGTTCCGCGCCGAACTCCTCCATCGCGCGGATAGCGGCCTTGGCCCACGTGGTTGGCGACGCGGCGCTCACGCTGCGATCCGCCAGAACATAGGCGCGCCAATCCTGCACAGGGCCTTGCGTCACAGCACCTGCCACAACGATTCCACAGGAATCCGAACTGGCCTTGCCCGTCACCGGCGGATCAACCGCAACGACAATCCGGTCAAGCACGGGCGGGCGCACCACGCGCCCCGCCTCCAGCATGGCCGTTCGCCACAGCGCACCTTCGGCCTCGTCGATCAGGATCCCGTCCAGTTCCTGCCGCCCCAGCCGTGTTCCCGCATACCGCGCCCGAACCTCGTCCAGAAAGGACTGCGCCAAAAACGCCGCGTTGGCCTCGGTCGGGGCGGATGTCACCACCGTCGTGTCCTGTGCCAGCACATCCTTCAAAACCCCCACATTGCGCGGCGTCGTCGTGACACACACCTGCGGCTTTTCCCCCAGCCGCAACCCGAATTGCAGCATGTCCCATGTGTCGCGCGCCTTTTTCCACTTGGCCATCTCATCTACCCAGGCCCCGTCGAATTGCGGCCCACGCAGGCTTTCCGGCTCATGCGCCGAAAACGCCTGCGCCGTGGCACCGTTGGGCCAGATCAGCCGTTTACGCGTCGCTTGCCACACCGGGCGGCGATCCGGCGGACAACAGGCAAGGATGCCGCTTTCCCCGAAAATCATCACCTCCCGCACCTGGTCGATGGTCTCGCCCACCAGCGCGATCCGGCTGCACCGGCCCGCGTCCAGTGGCCGCGCCCCTTCGACCTGCGCGCGCACCCATTCTGCGCCTGCGCGGGTCTTGCCCGCGCCGCGCCCGCCCATGATTACCCAGGCCCTCCAATCCCCTTCGGGCGGCAATTGGTGATCCAGCGCCCAGAACTCGAACAGATATGGCAGGGCCATGATCTCTCCATCTTCAAGCAGATCAAGAAACTCTGCCTGCGTCTCGGTTCCTTCTGAGACGAGCCAGCCTGCATTCAATCGAGTCTCGCGCCGCGTCGAGGTCAAGCCCGTAGTCGTGGACGATGCCCTTGTCTGATTTCTTTCTTGTGGCAAGTTGCGCCTCCGCTTCAATGGCGATCTTGAGCCATTGCCGGATTTCCGACGTGGCCTTCATCGCATTTTTCAGTTCACCGAATTCCCCGGCCTTGATCCGGGCATACATGCCTTCGAGTTCTGCCCGCATATCGGCAAGCTGCCGCTCCAGCGAATCGATGGAGGTCGTCAGCCCGGTCGGAACCGGATCCGGAACAATCAGGACCAT